GTACATTGACGAGGTGTGGCGCGCTAACCGCAAGATGACGCTGCTGAAACGGGCGGCTGTGTATGGGGCTGAAGCTGGCACTTGCTACGTCAAGATTCTGCCGGATGGGGCAATGACAAAAGACGGCGCGCTTATTCCGCGCCTGGTGGTATTGGACCCCGCAACTGTAACAATGGACGCATTACCAGAAGATATTGACACGGTTTTCCGCTATACCATCGCCTATACCATTACAGACCCGGTAACCGGCAAAGATAAAACGATCAAACAGGTAACCGAACACGATGCAGAAACGGGCTACTGGGTTATCACCGACTATGTCAGCATAAATGGCAGCAAGTGGGAAGTTACGAATGAACAAGTATGGGAATGGGACTTCGCTCCGATCGTACACTGGCATAACTTGCCGGACGTAGGATCTGTCTACGGCAGACCGGACATCACCGCCGATCTGATCGACTTGCAGGATAAGATCAACTTCGTAAGCTCCAATACCGCGAAAATTATCAAGTATCACGCCTATCCGAAGACATGGGCGCGTGGTTTCCAGAACATTAATAAAATTGCGTGGGGCGTGGACGAGCTGGTCACGACCACCGACCCGAATGCGTTGATTCAGAACCTTGAAATGCAAAGCGATCTGAGTTCCAGTTTGTCATTTATCCGCTATTTACGGCAGGCATTATTTGACGTGAGCAGGGCGGTTGATATTGACTCGATGGCTGACAAACTCGGTTCCCTTACGAACTTTGGCTTGCGCGTCTTATACCAGGATGCACTCTCGAAGCTGGAAGAGAAGCGCGGTTTGTACGGCGAGGCGATCGTGGAGATCAACCACCGGCTATTGGAACTGGCCGGCGCTCCTGATACGGACGGCGGCGAGGTGGTATGGGAAGACGTAATGCCGGCTAACGAAAGCGAAGTCGCGCAGGCAATCCGCACAGACTTGGAGCTCGGGCTTGTAAGCAAGCAGACGGCAAGCGGATTGCGCGGTTACACGTGGGCGAATGAAGAGGAGCGCATGGCAGGCGAGAAGGTGGCCGGCGATAACGTGGGCGCTGCGTTGTTACGAGCGTTTGGGCAAGGTAACGGGTAATGCCAACACCGACTGAACTCGCTAAGCAATTCAAAGCGGCGATTGACCGCCAGGATGCGGCTGCATTGACGCGGCTGGCACGGACGTACCACCAACTTTACTTGCGCCTTACGCCGAAGTTGGATTCGCTATTACTGGCGGTAAGCCAACTGGAAAGCCCGACCAACGGGCAGGTTATGCGGCTGGCGCAATACAAGAATCTGATAAACGCGCTGGAATCGGAGCTCACAAAATACTCCGCATACGTGGAAGTGGAGATCCGCAACACGTCAATGGCAAGCGTAGAAATGGCAGTCAAGCAGACCGAATCGTTTCTCAAAGCGGCTGGTTATGCAATGCCTCGCAGTTTACCCACCAACGCTATTTATTCGATGCTTGGCTTCTTGCAAGAGGATAGCCCCCTTTGGGAAAGGCTTGGCAAGTTGGCTGGCACGAACGCGCAGAAGGTCGCAGACGCCTTGCTTGAGGGCATCGCGTTTGGCTACAACCCAGCGAAGACCGCGCGCATGTTTGAGAACGTAATGGGCGGCGGATTGACGGACGCGATGCGCATGACCCGCACGGCGCAGTTGTACGCAAGCCGCGAGGCGAACAGGGCGATGTACGTGGCTAACGATGACGTGGTGAGCGGCTGGATTTGGTGGAGCAGTTTGGACACGGACACCTGCATGGCTTGCGCGGTTGAGCATGGCACGATTCATTCGAATGACGAATCTATGGATAGCCATTACAACTGCCGATGCACTTCTCTCCCTGTGGTGATCGGGTACAACGATCAAGTGCAAACAGGCACGGACTGGTTTAGCAATCTAAGCGAATCAGAACAGCGAAACATGATGGGCAGTTCTGCTTACGAGGCTTGGAAAGAAGGCAAGTTTGACTTGTCTGATATGGTAACACGGCGGCATGATGACGTGTACGGCGAGATGCTGGCACGAACGCCGCTTCAAGATTTAATTCAAAATTAGTTGGAGGAATGAAATGACTACTAACGAAGACCCTAAAAGCGAGACGCTTGATGTTGAGGTGCAGGACACCCCAACAGCGGTTGACGACCAAAAGCCTGAAGAATTTGACGAGGCGCGCGCTATGGAATTGATCCGCAAGCAGCGCGAAGAACTCAAACAGGCGAAGAAAGCGGCAGCTGAACTGGAACGCTATAAGAAAGCGGAAGAGGAACGCAAGCAGGCGGAAATGTCAGAGACAGACCGTTTGAAGGCGGAACTCGAACGCGCTCAGAGCGAACTAAAAGCGAAGACCGTACGCACAATGCAAATCGAGGTGGCAGCGAAGTTAGGTCTGCCTGCCGCGTTATCTGACAGACTGAAAGGCGAGACGCTGGAAGAGATGGAAGAAGACGCGAAGGCAATCTTAGAAGTGCTGCCCAAACAAAAAGCCGCACCGAACACGGGTACTACGAATCCAGGTGAGCAAGCCTCGAAAGAGGAAACGCGTGCACAAAAGCTAACGCGACTCACCGGTGGTGAAGTTGACATCTGGAAGGGCGGCGGAATCAACTGGGGTCCAGAAAATCCCCTGTAAGGAGTAATACATTATGGCTGCATCAAGATATGATGACATCAAAACTTTGGTTGCGAACGTTTACGAACTCGCGCTGTTTACCGCGCAGGAAGGCAACGTACTTGCGCCACTGGTAACAACTTTCGGCGACTATCAGGGTCTCGCACCCCGCGTCTACGGCGAATACAGCGGCGGTACTTTTAGCGCCATCGCTGGCACCGTGGATATGACCGCGTCAACCTTCAGCGCAACCGCTGGGGGCACAATCACGCCTACAACCTATGGTCAGCAGATCAGCCTGACTATGAACCGCATTAAGAGCGATCCTGCCGGTGCACAACGTGACGCAGGTCGTTATCTGGGTGAAACCGCTGCCGCCCACATCGACACCAACCTTGCCGGTACATTGGCTGGCTTGACCGGTGGCACTGTGGGAACAGCAGGCGGCACTTTGACTTGGGCAAACATCTTCAACGCACAGGCTATTATGCGCGGGAACAAAATCTACGGTCGTTATTCGGTCGTGATCCACCCGATGCAATGGTACTACCTGACTTCCGCTTCATCCGGTGTTCCGACCCTCATGCAGAGTGAGGATCTGAAGAACCGCTTCATGAGCGGATTTTACCAGGCCTCACTCGACAACATGGACTTCTTCGTTGACGCGAACATCACAAGCGGCACTGCCGCAATCGGTGCAATGTTCAGCAAGGAAGCCCTTGCCCTTGACATTCGTCAGGGATTCACGATCAACCCGCAATGGGATGCCTCATACGCCGGTGTTGGCGCGTGGGAACTCAACGCGTCAATGGTCTACGGTTACGGCGTTTACCGCCCAACCTACGGCGTGCAATTGATGGGCACGTCTAAATAACATCTGACTTAATGGGCAGGGATAGGGCGTATACCCCGAAAACGGCACGCTCCACCGCTTCCCTGCCCTATCGGAGCAACAAGCTGGAGGCTTGAGACAATATGAGACTTAATTGGTTTAGCAACTCACCCGCAGCTACTACCGGTTACGGCGTGCAAACGAAGCTGTTTGTGCCAAGACTGGCGAAGTTGCTTGACGGCGGCATATCTGTGACGGCATTCTTTGGCGTGCAGAGCGGTGTGCTGAATATCAACGGAATCAAGGTGTATCCGAACTTCAAACACCCTTACGGGCAAGACGTGATTGGCGCTCATGCAACCTGGGATCAGGCTGATGCGGTTGTGACTTTGGTGGATGCGTGGGTGATTGAGAATCAGAACATTGACGTGCCCTGGTTCCCCTGGTTCCCGATTGACCATGAGCCGATGCCGGCAAACGTGTTGGCAAAGGTAAGGCAGGCGGCGAAGCCGATTGTGATGAGCAAGTTTGGCAAGCGCATGGCAGAGCAGGTTGGGCTGGACGTTTGGTACGTTCCGCACGGCGTGGACACTTCAATCTTCAAGCCATTGGACAGGATTGAGGCGCGCGAACACCTGAAGTGGCCGCAGGATAAGTTCATTGTCGGCATGGTTGCGGCTAACAAGGATAACCCTTCGCGTAAGGCGTTTCACGAACAAATTGCCGGCTTTGCAGCATTACACGCGGCTCACCCTGACACGGTGCTCTACTTGCACACAGACGATGGCACGCACGGCGGGAATGGCGTTGACCTGATCAAGTTCATCCGGCGCATGGGGCTTGTACTCGGCGAGGACGTGCTGATCTGCGACCAATACATGAACGGCTTGGGTTTTCCTGATTCTTACATGGTGGACGTTTACAACGGACTTGACGTGCTGACGAACGTGGCAATGGGCGAGGGCTTTGGAATACCAATCCTCGAAGCGCAAGCCTGCGGAACACCGGTGATCGTGGGTGACTGGACTTCCATGAGCGAACTGTGCTTTGCTGGATGGAAGGTGGATAAGGCAGAAGCAATGCCGGTCTACCATGACTTTTTTGACGCGTTCCAGTGGCAGGCAACCGCCGGCGCGATAGCCGACCGCATGGAGCAGGCTTATGCCGCGAGGGGTGACTACGACTTGCGCAATAAGGCACGCAGAGGCGCGCTGCCCTACGATGCGGATGACGTGACGCGGCAATACTGGAAGCCGGTCATCAAAGAGATGCAGGAAATGATTGAGGGGCTGAAGTGATAGTCTCTATCATTACTCCCTTCCACAATTGTCCTGAGTTATTGCCGGATTACGAAAAGGCAGTACAAGGCGCACAGGTTATTGCGATCGACAATGCCAGCGATCCTGACACCGCATCGAAGCTGGAAGCGATGGTAAGCAGGTTGGGCAACGGATCTGTTTATGTCCGCAACAATGAAAATGTCAAGTTCGGCAAGGCAAACAATCAAGGGCTTGCGCTTGCGGACGGCGAGATTGTCGTCTTTATGAACTCGGACATCAAAGCAACGGGTAACTGGCTGGATAGAGTACAGAACGCGAAAAAAGGCGCGTTTTACTCGCCTACAAGCGGAGTACGGACGGTTGACGATCAGGTGTTGCGCTATCTTGAGGGCTGGTGCATATTCGGGCATAAGAGCGACTTTGAGATGATAGGCGGCTGGAATGAGACTGACTTTCCAGGTATCTACTGGGAAGATAACGAACTCTGCTATCGCGCCGAAAAAGCCGGACTGCTATTGAAACAAGCCATCTTGCCGCTTCAGCATCTTTCCAACTACACCTCACGCCGGACAAAGGGCGCGTACGACTTCAGCGAAGCCAATCACGCGGTGTTTGAGCGGATTGTCAGGGAAGGAAAGAATGGATAGATTGACAATCATTACGCCCTGCTCACGTCCTCAAAACTTACCGGCAATGGCTGAAAGTATCAAGCCTGGTCGAAGCCTGTTTGATGTGATATGGATGATTGTGTTTGATAACCGCGAATGTCTGGAATCTAAGGTTGGCAACTACCAGCGCAATTGTGCGCTCGATGCCGTCTCAGATGGCTGGATTTATTTCCTGGATGACGACACAGTTCTTCACCCCGATTTCTTTTCTGAATTAGCGAAGGTAAAAAGCAAGGCAGTCGCCTTTGAACAGGACTTGGAAACTTGGGTCCGGAAGGTCGCGCCGTCTGAAATGAGGTGTTGTCACGTTGACATGGGGCAGGTTGCGATCAAGCGTGAAGTGATTGGCGACATTCGTTTTACGCTTAACATTTACGAAGCGGACGGAATCTTTATTCAATCCGTTTATGAGAACAACCCTGGCGTGTGGTCATTCATAAACGAGCCATTATGTTATTACAACAAACTGAGGTAAATGTGTATCAAATTGATGGATGTCCCGTACCGGTTTATCAGGATGAAGGCGAACTTAAAAAGCTCATTGAGTTGGTAAAAGAACTCAAGCCTAAACGTATATTAGAGATTGGTTCGCTTCACGGCGGAACGCTGTGGTACTGGATGAACGCCGTAAAAGGAGCAAACATCGTGTCGGTTGATTCTGGCGTCCAGCACTTTGACTCGCGCTTTGCCGAAATTGAGCATGACCGCATCAATTTGTGGCCTGAATGGGAAAAGGAAACGGGATGCACGATTACCCAGATTCGGGCTGACAGCACTTCTGCTGAAACCGTAAAAGTCGTAAAAGAGCATGCGCCGTTCGACTTTATTTTTATTGACGGCGGGCATGACTTTGCCACCGCAATGGCAGACTGGCAGAATTATTGGCCGATGTTGAGAGCAGGCGGGCTGCTTGCCCTCCACGACATAGCTTATCCAGACGGCAATCCTTATGCTTACGCTGTCGGGATGGTATGGCGCACAGTCAGAAATAACGGCAAGTGGCAGGAAATCATCCGCGAACATAACCCAGAGGGCATTTGGGGTATTGGCGCGATGTGGAAGGAATAAACTAATGGCACGAACAGGAATGCAGACATTGATTGACACAGTTCGCGGCTATGCCAACGCCGCGCCGGACGAGTGGGAAGTCACAAGCGACTCGTCAATTGTGACGTACTGGGATGATGAAGAAATCCAGCGCGTGCTTGACCGGCATAAACGGGAATATATCCACGCGCTTTTGGACGCGCAGCCAACCTACGAAAGCGGCTCGTCCGTCTTCAAGCAGTATTTGCTTGGTACTGGCAACGTGGAAAGCGGCACGGCGGTCTTCAAGTTGGAGGATGCCGCCGGAACTGTGACAGGTTACACGGTGGATTACGCGCGGGGCGTTGTGACATTCACGAGCGACCAAAACGGGAAGGCGTTCTATTGGAGCGGCTTCGCTTATGATCTCGATGCGGCTGCGGCTGACATCTGGCGCATGAAAGCAGCGCACGCTACCGAATTGGTGGACTTCTCAACCGATGGGCA